TCTGTCTCAAATGTTTTCAGTATTTCTTTGGGGATTGGGGGAGACTGTTCCAGCAGACTTTCGTATATTGATTTACATTCGTTCACAAACATGAGACCCTCCTTACTACGCTCAACACGGGGAAGGGCTAACTGGAGGCGAATATTTCTAGAAAGTCCACCATGACCTAATGCAGATGTCCTGTGGTTTTCCATGAGTTCATTGATTTTCAGGAATTGCATGATTGTTGCGATGAGACCAGCTATGAGGTTCATACCACCAATAACTGCGGGTACTCCACCTTGTATACTTACTGGAAACGAACTTTGTGCAAAGTTTGCGGTACCAGTGATGGTTGAAAGTACAATCACAGGCAAACTGAAACGCAGACTCAATTTTTTATACGTGAGAAAAGCTCGGTGGTGCATATACCGATAACACGCTGACGCCTCACCCCATTGGCGCAGCACGTTCTCATGGTACTCATTCCACATTTCATCCATATTAATATCTTCAGACATCTTATAGTAGATGAATATAATATTCTTGATTCATCTTATCTTTCTTTTGTGGATCATCGTCGTACCTTTCATGAACAACCGGAGAAGTTTAGAGTTCTACTCAATGATCATCCCATTCATATTTTATCATTGGTCTGTTAATGATGATACATGTGCACTGACACAGGCTGAGATGTATGTCACTGGGCGTGATAAGGAACAGACATTCATGGGACAGGTTATGGGACCCATTTATAAAATGGAAGAAACTGAATTGAATAAATTAACAAAAACAGTATTTTTCGCACTTTGGGCATTTGTCCAATATCGATTAGGATATTTTGATACTTTTACCAAAGATCTAAACGAATTAATTAAATCTAAACGCATCAAATGAATGAACACTCGTCCTAAAATTATAGTACACAATCATACATAGCGCGTCAGCGATGTCATGTTTCCTTTCATATGGAATCTCCCCATCGAAATATTTTTCCGCTATGGAGATGGTTCTCTCCTTTCTCTGGTCATAATCCAGATGTCTCATACCAAAATGAACATGCATGCTCACAGGTGAAACTAGAATTACCTTCTCTTTGAACATGTAATGTAAAAGAATTTCTATATTAGTGAAACCCATCGGTGGTTGTCTCTCTATTAGGATTTTGTCAGCTGCGTCAAATAAGTATCTATGATCTTCAACAAATAAAGGAATGAGGTCTACAAAGTCATTTGAGTGGATATATTTATACTCCCCAAGGCTTACCTTTTTGGCGTATTCGACATCGATTTTTGGACCATTCCCAGCCTCCGCGAGAACGAGACCCATATTGTGATACCCAATATCTATGGCCAAAATCTTCATATATTTATTTGAATAAATTTCTTTAACTATAGTAAATGACTACTTCCAAGATTATGCAGAAGCTGAAGAAGCAACACGCGAAGCAGGTGAGGAAGATGACACCCGGTGCGCGTAACAACACCAAGGTCGTCGTGAAGACACCCACAGTCAAAGCACCCACCAACCTTAACAGGGCTGTCGCCAAGATGAAGGTGACACAGGCGAAGCTCAAGGCGAACAAGAATGCCAAAGTGGTGAAGATGATCAACAAGAAGTAAATCTCTTGGTATACAGTATATGAAGAACAAGGTAAAGACTCAAATGTTAACAGTCGCTCTCGTTGTACTCCTTGTCGCTGTGGGATACATGTGGTACAATCCACAGGTTGTTGAGGTACAGGTAGATGTCCCGGTTATGGCACCACCACCTCGACCAGTCATCTCACGTGAGGTGAGGCGTACACCAGAGTTCAGGGGGCCCCCAATTAAGCAATACAAACCTGGACACATGCAACAAATGGGTATCATCGTAGGTGAAGAAGGTGAGACTCTCCCCCTTTATGGTAAGGAAGTTCGTGGTCGTCGAGATCGCTACCATTATTACACTACAACTGGTGGTGAAAATCTGTACCCTATTCCAGTGAGTCACGATGGTCGTGATTGTGTGGATGATATTGGATGTCAGGAACTATACGGAAATGAATCAGTCTCTGTAACTGGAAAGACTGGTTCATTTGATGTTAATATGTACCGAACAGATAATTTCTTTTAAGGTACTATAGAGTATGACTCCAGATAAATGTATTTTTATAAAAAAAATTGCACATGGTGTTCGTGATTTGATGAAGTATTCTAACTGTGTAAATACTATCGGCTCAAATCCACAAGATGAGACTGAAAAATTTATAAAGAAACATTTACTCAATAAGAATCGTGATGATACGTATGAATTTTCTGTTGGTAAATTTAGAATTGCTATAGATATGCTAGATCTTTCGGTAGTACTTCGATACTTCGATACTATTAAGGTAACAATAGACCGTGCGTATACTATGGCCTCACCAAATCCGCTATTTTTCTCTAAAGAGGATCGAGAATTTGTTCGGCTCATTAATGGTGGGGATATCACAACATTTCAAGATTTTCTTATCTATTAGATAAAAGTCACCCCAAACCTAGTTGAAATAATTTTTTTTGCCCCCTCAAAAGAGGGATAACTCCAGAGGTACCAACGGGACCAAAAACCAGCCCCGTCGATACCACTTATCCCCCAATTCTCTGAGAAGCTGTAGTCTACATTCAGCATCCTTTCGTGTATCTTCTTGGGGTTTTGTTCTGCTAATGTGCGTTTAGGTACTCTACCACCATGGCGGAGTACATAAGAACGCATACGTGAAGGATTCTTGTGTTTGGTGTAGTCGGAATACCCACTGGCACCAAAGTCAACAGTCCTACCGTCTTCTAAGGTCGCCCTGAACTTCTTTTTAGAATTAGGACTTTTAGTAATTTTGACCCGCATACTTATAATTTATGAGTATTTAATTTTTACACGCCTGGCAGCCGTACTTCTCCTTCTTGGGGAAGAAGAAGGGGTATTCGGGACCACGCTTCACACGGTACACGTGATCGTAGAAGTGAAGAAGGGCAATAGCAAGAGCAGTGGTACCCACAACGACACCATTCATCTTACGAGCTGAATAGGCGTACATGAGGACCATGACGATCAGCACAATTTGAATAAGTGACACATTAGGCATCACAAAACGCTTCTCGACAGTATCGACATCACTGGTGGGTTCTGGGGCAACATACATAGACTTTCTGGGGTAACCTGGCATTTTTATTATCTACGGAGAAAATAATGTGGCCCCTACTACTGGTCCCTATAGGTATGATACTTCATGATTATTTGAAAGCGCCTATAGATCGCCTGTATTTCAGTAACCCGAGGCGTATCATTATGGGTATACAGAATACATTTATTGATATTATCAATGTGGTATCCACACCCGAAATTCCCGGACTCTGGCTCGTAAAGGCACACTATGACAAAATACGTCAGGAGTTTCTGGAGGTTTCACCCACACTTGAGGGTCACATGTTCCACGATATAGACCCATGGTTTGATATCAATGAGGGGTACTACTTCTATAAAGTTGAGAATTTCCCTCTTTTAAAAAGTCTGATTGATCAGATTCCAAGTATCCATAAAGAGACTGCTCGGTTCGCAGTGGTCGAGGGACCAATGGTTATTCCGCCACACCGGGCCGAATCGAATTGGTATCTACGGTATCATCTTACTATAGAGGGTGGGGGTGATTGCACACTCTATACTGAGAAAGGGTCACATATACATGAAGATGGTGAAGATATCCTATTTGATCACGCCAGGTACCACGAACTCATAAAAACCGACGAAGGACGACGGGTCGTACTCATTTTGGATGTTCATAGGTGTTTCTGACAAACAGCGACATACATATCACTTCCACCGATGAGTTCGAGTTCCTTGTCTTCTACGATCCTCTTAGTGAAAGGACCAGGGGTCTCGTGTCGACAATACTTACATAGCGCCGCCAACTTTGTAACTTCACTGGCAATTGGGATACAATCGAGAAGTTCTCCCCATTTCCTCTGAAACGCATCACCATCGAGACCCGCGATGATTACATCCTTCCCCATATCTAAACAGGTTACGATAAACTTTTTAAGGTCCGGGTAAAACTGTGCTTCATCGATCGCGATAACCTCAGAATCCTCAAAGTCACTCTTTCCCATGAGTTCGTACAAGCTAAATACTTTATGACACTCAAATTTCACATTATCATGAGTCTTGAGCACTTCATCTGGGGACCTGGTATCTTTGGCAGAGTTTACAACTATAATTCTCTTATCAAGAACTTTCAAGCGCTTAAGTCGTCGGATAAGTTCGGATGTTTTACCAGAGAACATATTCCCCATAATAATCGAGAGTCCCATCTCACCTTGTTATTATAATATTGTATTTTTTATATGGGTGATATACACAGAGCAATTCTGAATGGTAAGAAGGGGTACTACAACCCTAAGACGGGGGAGGTCAAGTTTGGTAGATGTGTATATTCAAGTATCGCGGTGGCAGTAAAATATCTCAGTGAAAAGTAAGATGCCTCTCACCGATGCGGAAATTACCAAGAAAGTTGGGCAACTGCGTAGAACCGAAGGTAAGATTTATGCACCCCTCAAATATTTCAGGGGGATCACCACTCTCAAGGGGGTTGAGACACGTTATAAAAAGATGCTCAAGCGAGATTACAAGGGGTTCAAAACAGACGAAGGACAAAAGACTAAAACCTCCTCCTACACCCAGAAATTTAGGAAGATATACGGACCAGAGGTTAGGTCCCTCCCTGAAATTTCTAAGGCTACTAAGATTCCTCTAAAGACTGTGAAGACCGTGTTTAATAGGGGACTCGCTGCGTGGAGAACCGGGCATCGTCCGGGTGCTTCTCCACAAGCGTGGGGGTATGCTAGGGTGCACAGCTTCGCCACTAAGGGGAAGACGTACTACACGGCGGATAAGGATTTAC